TTCTTTCAACTCGCCCTGGGCTACGTTTAGCTTGTCTTTTATCGCCGATGCGGTATTGTTCGCGGCTTCTGCGGCTCCTCCGAACGTGGTGGCCAGGGCGTCAATGATGATTTTCTGGGCTTCGGCAGTTTTTCCCGTCTGAACTAATTCTTTGAGCAGCTCTTTTTCCTGCTGCGTCCAGCGGAAGCCTTGCCGGGTTAGTGAATCGATACCGGCTATAGGATCATCGAGGGCTTTCCCTACGGCCTGTGCGGCGCTGGAAAGGTCCATCCGCATGACCTTGGCCATGTTGATGATCTGGAGGCTTGCGGCCTCGAAATTATCACCTTTGATGTTCTTAAATCCGAGCAGCACATTTTGCATGCTTAGGATCGTGTCATCAGCGTAGCCGGTCAGTGCCTGAAACTTATTCGCCATTTCCTGGACGGCTTTCGCGGTGGTCCATGAATTGGCTCCGGTAGCCTTTAGTGTGGCGTTGAGTATAGCGACGGCTGTTTCACTGGCTGCAAATTCGGCCTCAAGGGCTGCCGTTTTGGAAGCGAGGGCGCCGACAGCCTGTTTGACCATGTTGAAGGCTGCGATGGGGCCCTGCATGAGGTCGCGCATGGTCTGCGCGGCGTTTCGCAGCTTCCCTTTTACTTTCTCAAGGTCTGGCCCGAGTTCGCTGTCATCGATTTGAGTATTGAATCGGATCGTACCGTCGTATCCCTGTATCATTCCGCTATCCCCAGAAGGCTGTCAAAGAGCCCAGTCATCACATCGGGTGTCTCTTCGAGTTGGTAATACTCTTTGAGTCTGGCAAGATTATTCCGCTCCGCTGGGGTCATATGTTTTGAGTACTCTCTCCGACGAATGTCTATGACGGCGGACAACTTCGTCCCTTCATCCGGGAGTCCTTCGAGCAGCTCGCAAAAGATCCACCAGTGGATCCTGGCCTTTCGCAGGTTGATTCCGTACACCTGAAGGAATGCCGCATATATCCGGCCAGAGTCCTCCAGAAGGTCGAAGGCTTTCACAGGCTTTGCAGCGTCGGCTGACTCGTCTTCCTCAGGCGCCGCTCCGCGGTTAATGAAATACCGCAGGTGCGCGGCCAGGTCTTCCAAATCTTCCCGCAGGATGCTGTCACCGTAGAACATGGAAAGGCCCAGGATGGTTTTGTCCTGGTCTTCGATGTCCTGGTCCTTGAGTAGGCGCAGATATGCCAGGACCGTTCGGTAATCCGTATCGAGCCGGTAATCCCTCCCGCTGACAGTGATAGTCTCAGGGGGCCGGTCGATGAGCGGGTTAAACCGTCTCCGCATCCTCGGGAGCCTCGACCGGGCGAATGGATTCTTTCTTTATCTTGGCGCCGGCGCTTTTAATCTCGTCGGTGATGAAGGCGATAAGGTCAACCATCTCGAGGATGTCGTACCCAGATGCTTCGAACAGCTCGTCGAATTTGCCGGGCATGACGGCTTCGACTACTGCCTGTTCTTTCTCTTTTAGGAAGTCGAAAGCCTTTTCAATGTCGAACAGGGTATCCTTCGGGAGGGCGTTAAAATCCTCGGCGTACTTTTGCACGTCCCGCGAAAGCGAGGACACCTTCTTGATGTAGTCCCAATTCGAAGGGCTGCAGTTAAACTCGTAGACCTTCCCGCAAATATTAACGCTGTGAATGTGCTGTTTTGGTTTGAACGAAAACTCTTTCATGAATCAGTCCTTAGTAGGAATAGGGCGGGGGTTTTATCCTCCGCCCTTGGATCATCAGGCCGATTTAATGTCTGCGGCCTGTAGCTGTACGCTAGAGAATTTGACAACGTGTCGGTAAACGTCTAACTCATACATGCCCAAGTACTGTCCTGCGGTGGCGGGAATGTCCTGGCTCGATTGATAGATCACTGCCTGAAGAGCATACTGACGAGCTTTGACCGTTTGGGGAGAAGCGGTGAGCCTGTAAGCAAGGAGATTTCCTGCTCCAGTAGGGGCCGCAGTGAAGCTTGTAGTCCCGATAACCGAGCCAATGGCAACGGTGGACGTCAACGCGGGCGCTGCGGCAGGATCGGTCTTCGTAGGTTTCCCGTTAAGGTGGATTTCGAATCCAATAGCTGAGGAGCTATTAGCGTCGCCTCCGGGAAGCTGGATGTTGGCAATGGTGCACTCGCCGGTGATTACGGTCCCATCGGCGCCAGTAGCCCTAAAATTGGTATGCCTTGCGGCACCGAGATCAAGGGCCTTCGAGAAGATAAAATCCTGTGCAGGGTCGCCGGGAATTCTGTCTCCGGAGAAGGTGTGCACCAGCTGAAACCCGGTGACTTCGGTGGTCTGTCCGCCGTTACCATCGAGATACGCTTTTTGGTCAAGCTTCTCGTTGGTAGCGGGACTCGCGGAAACAAGCCCTGCCCCGAGGCGGACCCAGGTGCGGGTCGGTCCCTCTGGGGTGGTGTCTATCTCAAAAAGGTTCTGGAAATTCAAAGGAGCGCTCATACTGTATCCTCCTGGAAATAAACCAGCCTAAAAGAGCTGGTATAGGTTCTCACTCCAGCTTCGTCCTCCCCTACGGGTGACGGCCGTGTGACCGCGTTCAATCTCCCCTCGGCAATGCCGAAAAGGTCTGAAAAAACGTCAAGATTCAATGCACTTACAATCGCGGCGAGTGTTTTCCTGGCCGCTTCGGGATTCTTTGACCGGGCGTAGTATGAAAAATCGAATTGGGCCCAAAAGCTGCCGGTCAGATAACGGCGGGTAATGACCGGGCTAGGGTCGTGCCGACACATCAGCTCGTCATCAGCATCGCCGGGGAAGAAGTCCTCACAAATCGAGGCTGGGACGATAACGTCAGCATCGTTAAGCGCCGCCCGGGTAAGGACTTCAAGGGTATAAGCGTTGATTCCCTGCATGATGTCAGGCATCGTTAGTCGCCTCCCTTTGTACAAGCAAACGCCAGGCTTCCCGATTCCTGGCCTTCGCTTCCTCGAACCACTTCATGCGAGCATTCGGATTTTTATCCTTGCTCTTGTTTGGTAATCCGTAGTACTGAGCCCTTGCGTAGGGGGTCGCCCATAGGACTCGGCCTTTCCCAATTTCGGAAGCAGTTAAGGCTGAACCCTGGAGCGTCCCCTCGGCCATAGGACAGAAGTAATTCGAATCTTTGACAACTTGGATGTCTAAAGCCGCTTGCGCTCGTCCTAGGGCCGCCCTGCGCAACCGAAGAGCTTTCGCGGTGTCGAATTCAACCGTCGGGTTAAGCAAGGCGCACCTCGTAGTGGTGGACACTGCTGCCCGACCCGTAGAACGGGGTTATTGTGCGAACAACCATAGCCTGCCCTTGGAAGGTCACTCGGTCTTTTATTGCCGGGATAAACCCAACAGGCCGGCTGTTCTTGCTGTCGATGAACAGGAGAAAGCGGTCGTTTTTGGCATCTCCAAGACTTGAAAGCGCGTTCTGCTTCACAGGTTCGATGCGGATGCATTCAAGCTCGACAGATCCACCATAGATCGGGCCGCTTTTACTCATGCCGGAGTACCGATCTACTGTGGCGAAGTGGGGAAGGAGCCTCCGGGGTATCGGACTACTCATCGAGTCCTCCGCCCTGGCGGCCAAGAACCTCTACGCCCCGGAACATTAATCCGGTTTGCTCTAGATAGGCTCTCGCGCGAGGACATAAGGCTGCCGGACTTTTCCGCTGCTGGTATCCAACGGTTCGAGAAAAGCTGCCGATCTGTTCACTTCCTGCATTTTCGCCATCGTTATAGGTGTCGCCGTTCTGGACGTAGAATTCGACCTGGGCACAGACAGCTTTCTTTACCAGCGACAACGTGGGTTCGGTGAGACTTCCGAAAACGAACGAATGCCCGGTAGCGAGGTCAATGTCATCCGATGCTCGGGCTGCGAGTCTTGGGAAATCAACGCCTGCGTCAACGCCGAAATAGGTGTCACTGTAATATGCCAGGTCGATATACGACATTACTTAGCCGCCTTGGCTTTCTTGGGCTGATCAGCCTCAACAGGGCGGGGTGGCAGAAGTTTCCCTTCATCATCGCACTCGCCGTCGAGGATAAATCCCGAAGCCTCAGCTTCCTTTACTCCAGCAGC